TGCCTGATAGACGCTGCCGTCCGTCACGCCGATCTGCTGGTTGGTGATCGCGGTCGCCGCCTGACCCGTGAAAGCACCCGAGAGGGTGACGAAGCGGAACGGCTTGATGTCGCCAGTAGCCTGAAGATTGGGTGTGAATCCCATGTCTGACATGATGTTCTGTCCTTTCGTTTCTCACCGCTTGATGCGGGAATTGATTGCCTTTGCGAACTCCTCGGGCTTGCCTGCGTACTGCCGCACAAGGTCGGCAACGCCCTCCCTGTCGATGTCCGTCTTGGGGAGAGACGCTCGCCCCATGTCGATGCGCACGCCCATCGGATCGCGTGCGAACAGATCGCGCCAAGTGTCGATGAGATCCGCGGGATCTCGGCTTGCCGCGAGTTCGGCGATGAGGCGCGGTCGGCGAGCCGCAGGGATGCGGTAGCCGTCTGCCTCCATCGCGTCCAACTCCCTGCTGAACTTCTCAGCGGAGAGTTCGGCCTTCATCACCGCGAGTTCACGCGCCATGCGCGCATTCTCGCGCCTCATAGCGAACATCTCGGGTGATCCGAGGCGAGCCGCGGGGAACATCGCGTCCTCCACATCGTCCTCCTCCTCATCCTCCTCGCCGCCGTGCGAGTCGATGTCGATGTGGACACCGTCGCCGTCTCCCTCCTCCTCCGCGAACTGCTGCGTCAGCATGTCCTCGGCGGCGAGTTCGACCTTCTCGTCATCATCGGGTTCAGCCGCCTCCATCTTGCTTGCGCCGCGCATCTCGTCCAGCGAAGCCTTGAGGGAGGCGACCTCCTTGCGGAGATCGTCAATTTCTGCCATGTTCGTGTCCTTCGATTCGGGTACGAAAGTCGATAGCCCGCCGCCGACCGTACCCATGTCGAAGCGGAGTGATCTGGCGAATGTGACGCGCTCGCCCTTGCGGGTGAAGTGCGTGTCTGGCAACGGACGGCGCGGGGTTTCCCTTCCGAGCAGCGCGACCTCCGATAGATGGTTCTGCTCCTGCCAGATTTCCGCGGATCGGCGCGGGAAGGCGTTGGTCGCGAGCAACTTGTCGAACACGCTGCGCTCCACCTCGCAGTCGCCGACGATGTAGCCCACTCCTCCCCGCTCCTGATACGCGATCTTCGTGAATCGACCGACGCTCGACTTCGGCTCGTCTCCGTTCTTCTCATGCATCACGACCAGCCGCGGGTTCGACCCCTTTCCCATGTAGCGGTTCGTGCAGTCCACGATCTCGCGCACGCGGTCGTTGTCGAACTTAGCGAGTTCCTCGTCGTGGTCGCCGTCGATGCTCGGATCGTAGGCGCAGAAGACCTCAAGGTCGTGGATCACGACCTTGTCGCCGTTGTCCGTGATTCTGTGCGATGGTTGTGTCATATGGAGTACGAGATTGAGAACGGCTGAGGGAATCCCGTGAATGTGATTGTGCCAGAGGCAGCGGCCACTTCCGTGACCGCGAACCGAAGTTTGTCGCCCGCATTGAGCGTGAACGATGTCCCCGTGCTGGTGCTGCCTGCGTTGATTCGATACGAGAACACGGGTGTGATACCCGTTGTCGGCGTGATCAACACCACCACGGGCGCGAAGTTATTCAGCATGAAATCGAACGACAGGGCGATTGCCTGCGCTGCGCCGAGCGCGCCTGTAGGCGGCGCGTACCAGACCGCGGTTCCCGCGCTCGTCTGAGAGATGGAACCGCTCAGGAACGGCGTTGGAGCGACCCCCTCGCGGTTGCTGAGGAGTCCTGCGGTCGTGCAGCAAACGCATTGGGCACGCGAGTATCGTCGGCTGCGCGTCTGCATCAGGTTGCGGTCCAGAACACTCCCATAGTGGGGGTGTTAGCACTTGCGGTGAACTGCACGACTAGCAGTTGCGCTCCAACGGGGTCGAGCGTGATCGACGCGGAGAGGGTCGTAGTCGCAAGGATGCTCGCGGGGCTGTACAGGTTTGCAGTCGGCGCGGAACCATTGCTTGTGATACCCGAGAACAGGTACAGTTGCGTGCCGTCTGGGTTCGATGCGCCGAATGTCGGGATGTTTGCCTGCGTGGTGCTGAGAACGATGCTGCCGTCGAACACCGTGGTCGGAATCCACCATGTCGCGCTGTCCGAGGCGTTGCGGTACGAATTGAACTTCGTCACTCGCATCCCGTATGTGCCCGAGTTCACGGTCGTGAACGGTACAAGCGTGAACAGCGACGGAGCGGCAACTGCAGCGTAGTTCGGCGAGATGTTGAACGCGGTCGAGGTTGCCGCCGAATCGTAGATCACGATTCCATTCCCCGTGCCACCTGTGGTCGGCTTCGTGGAGGTCGGGCCATACGGCGTGTAGGTGGATGCAACAGAGGTCGTTTGACCCTTGATGAATGGGAATGCGCTTGTTGCGATTCGTGCGTCGGCCATGCCGCAATCCTATCACCCGCTCATAAAACCAACATCGGGAACTAAGCCTTTGTCAATCAATGCCTGTCGGTCGCCGTTGTGCCGCTTGATCGCCTCGTAGCGTGGATTCCCGTCCTCGTCGCACCATCCGCGTCCGACAGCCGTGGCGATGCTGACGGGATTCCAAGAGCATCGGCAGTTGAACCCGAGCGGAGTCGGAATCCCCATCGCGTCGATCTGCTCCGTGGTCGCCACATAGCCGTGCATCTGCTTGTGCGTGGGTCGAGTTCGCTTGTCCTTCGTCGCGCTGAACTGCATGAGTGGGACGAACCGCCGCACCACGGGATCGCGGCAGATGTCGAGTTGTCCCTGCGACTGCGCTCGGTTGACATTCGTGCGGTAGACCGTCTCCAGCCGCGCCGCCGTGAGGTCGGTTCCCGTCTGCAGCGTGTTCAACCCGACGAAGTCGCCAATCCCGATCTTCGCAATCTCCTTGCCCGCAGCGGACACCGATGCCGTGCCCCTAATTACTTGTGCGAGAAGGTTTTGCGTATCCTCAACTTGCTCCTGCGTCATGCCCGTGACGAAGAAACTACCCTGCACCGCCGCCGCCACCGCGCCCTTGCGTCTCGTCCTGACTTCCTCGGGTGCGTTCTGCGGCCCTGCATCGACCTGCAGGGCGGTCCTGTTGGCGACCGCCGCTAGGTCGGGGGATCGGGCGAGGATGCGTTGCAGCGCGTTCCCCTGCTCGTCTGCGCGGATCTCGGCGGCAGCGGCCTTCGCCTGCTGCACCAGAGCCTCCCATCGGTCGCGTGTCATCGGCATGAGCCGCACGAACCGATCCACGACCTCCCGCGCTGGACCCGCCTCAAACTGCACCGACACCTCGGGCATTCGGTCGAATCGCACGCGGGGGACAATCGCCAGCACCTTCGGATCGACCTTGGCCGAGCGGAGGGAGCGCAGAGCGCCAGCGGACCACGCGGCGAGGAGGATGGCGGCTGTCTGCGACTCCCACGCATCCCATGCGCGTGTCGCGTCTCGGCCCTCCACCTGAGATGCAACGGCATCTCGGTAGGTGCGCTGCGCGTCCTGCAGCAGACGGGTGTACAGGCGGTCTGCGTCCATCACCACCACGAACGCCGCGAGAATGCCCGTGGAGCGTCGGGCGGCGGCTGCACGCCCTCGGCAGGCGCAGATGCAAGCATCGCGTCGATGTCGCCCGCGCCGCCCTGCGGCTGCGCGCTTGACAGAACCTTCTCGCCCTCGGCGGGCTGCGACAGGCCGAGGAGGTCGCGCACCTCGCTCTCGCTGACCGTGCCGCCCAACTGGACGAACTTCTCAATGGCCTCAAGGCGCTCCTTGGGATCGGGGCGCTCGGGCGCGAACTGGAAGCGCAGCGCCGAAATGGTCTTCTCGTCCGCTCCGAGCATCGCGGCGACCACGCGCACGAAGTCGTTGGTCAGGCTGTCGGCGAGCGCGTCCGCGTGGTAGCGGATGATGCGCGAGAGCGTGTCGGCGTGGAGGTTCGCGACCCCCGAGCCAAGGCCCGTAGCCGCCGCCTCGGAGGAAAGGTTCTGACCAAGGATCGCTTCCTTGATCTTCCCGCTGAACCAGTTGACGAGTTCCATGAACACCTGAGCGCGGCCCGCGTTCGGCTCCTTGATGTCGATGTCGTAAACCTTCTCGGTGCCCGACTGCGGCAACAGCACGCTGTTGTCGTTGGTCAGGTTCGACAGCACATTCTCCATCATGGCTCGGCCCGCGTCCTGACCGAGCGGGTAGTAGCCGACGCGGATGCCCATTGCGTAACGCTCGGCGTAGGTGATCGCGTCCTGCAGGATCTCCTGCTTGGCAAGCCACATGAACCAACAGACATCCCGCGCCCCCACGCCGCGGTAGATCGACTCGGTCGCGTTCGGATCGTTGAAGTCGGGCGCGTTCACGAACACGCGGTGAAGCACGACCGCCTTGCGCTCCTGCTCGTCAAATATGTGGACGCGGGAGTCGAACCCGATGTTCTGCGCGCTCGGGCCGCTCGCCGAGTACGCCGCGCCGACGCGCATCGCGAGGTTGCCACGCTGATCGTAGGCGAGCGTATCGGGGTGGAACGGATACCACTCCCTGACCGACACGCCTAGCCGCGGGTCGCGCTGGTAGACAAGGTTGCAGGCTGCGTTCCCGTACCAAACCGCTTCGTGCATGGCGCGCACGAAGTCTGATCGGCGGGGCATCGCGTCGAAGATGCTCGCGATCCTCTCGGCGATCTGCTGCCCCTTCTCGTTGTCATCGTCCACGCAGGTCACCGCCCATTCAAGCGAGGCGAGCGTGACCTGTAGCGACCGCAGCACGCCTTCGATGTCGGCATCGGCGCGCATCATCTGCTGATACTGCGGGTTCAGCCGATACGCGAGCGAGGAGTTGCGGAGCAACCTGTCCGCGGTCGTGAAGAACGAACGCTGCACCTCGACGGCGGTGGCGAGCGGTTCGGACATGCCGCGCTCGACGGGTGCCTTGAGGGGCTTGCGCGGGCGCTTGTCGGGGGTCAGCCCATTCGCCATCGGGTTCGTGTCGGGTGCAGGCTCGGCCATCTAGTCCTCACAGGATCGCGGTCAACTGGCGAACGATGCGCTTGGCATCGTCGCCGTGGAAATGCTCGACACCGTAGTCGGTCGTGACCGTGACCGTGTCGCCGAACTGCGAGATTCGGACGATTCGGTTGTACGGAATCCAGACCTGTTCGCTGACCTGTAGGCAGGCGTTCATCGGTTTGCCATCCTTTTCGCGTCATGCTCGACGGCGATGCGCTGCGCGAGCGTGAGTCCGTTGGACTTCGCGCCTGCGCGGGACATCCACCCCTTGTCTTCCACCAAAGCGCGGATGTCGTAGGTCGCCACGCCCTTCTGCACCATCTCCTGCGCTGCCTTCATAATGGCCTGCTGGATTGACAGCGCAGGGTTGCGTGCATGAACCTCCGCGGCGATGTCGGCGAGAAGCATCTGCGTGCGATGCCCGTTGATTCCCAAGTGCGCGTCGATCCAAGAGTACGCGGCCAGTTGCGGTGCGGTTTCCTTGCCAAGAATCCCCGCACTCCAAGACGGATGCGCAAACGCCGCCTTCGCGCCTGCGCGGGACATCTTCTTCAAACTCCCTTCGTTCCAAGTTTTGCGCGCACCTGATTCGGTGCTGACCTTGTACTTGTAGGTTTCTTGGAAGTCATCGTAGCCGTAGGCGTAGTCAATCACGCCCGTGTCAAGAACTCTTCCACCATCCATGATCGCAACCTTGTCTCCAAGATTGAACTTCGGACGCGGGGCTGCGTGCGTGGACTTCGCGCCTGCGCGGGAGTTCAATCCTCTGGACGCAACATCGTCTAGGTTGATCTCCACCACTCCAACATCTTCGCCGCCCCGTTGTTCCATGCTTTGATTGATGCTCACGCGCTGCGCACCGAGTCCCCTAGTCGATAGTGCGTGCGACAGTTTAGACGCGCAGTTCACCGCAATAATCGGCGCGGAGGTGAACTCAAGCACCAACAGGTCACGCGC